CAAGCCGCTCGGGGATGGTTCTTCGATGGCGAAAGCTTCATTCTGCTAACCAAAGGCGAGAGCGGCAAACCGCGATTGCAACTGCTGGAAGCTCAATCGGTAGCGACTCCGGTGGGGATGGAGTCTGACCAGACCGTATTCGACGGCATCCGCTTTGATCCTCGGACGGGTCGAGCGGTAAGCTATTTTGTCGGTTCCGAGAAGACGCAGGGAAATCTGGTGGACGTCCGAGCCATTCCTTCAGATTCGGTCGTCCACATTTACGAGCCAAATCGCGCTGGTCAGCTTCGCGGGATTCCCTTTGTAAGCTGCGTCATCAACGACCTGCACGATCTCGACGACCTCCAGAAGCTTGAGATGGAGGCTTGCAAGCTCGGCGCTTCCGTCGCTCAGATCGTCAAGACGGTCTCCGGTGAGGTACAAGCCTCAAATTTGCGAGCCGGTACTGCTTCGACCACAGCAAACACCGCTGAGAATTATTACGAGCAGGTCTTCGGAAGTGCGGTCAAAGTGCTGAAACACGGAGACGAGTTCCAGCAATTCGCCACCGAGCGTCCCGGCGTAAACATGAGGGAGTACTGGCGGCAGCTTACCGAGAAGGTCTGTGCTGGTGTTGGTATTCCGTATGTTCTTGTTTTCCCTGAGTCCATGCAGGGAACTGTCTATCGCGGTGCGCTGGATATGTCTGCGGTTTGGTTCAAGTCTCGTCATCACGTTATGGCGACCGCTGCCAGACGTATTTATGAGTACGTCATGGAATACGCGATCAAGACCGATCCGACGCTGAACGATGCTCCGTCTGATTGGTATGAGGTCGCAATCACCGCTCCTCGCGCCCCCAATGTTGATGTTGGTCGCAATTCCGCTGCTCAGTTGAAGGAACTGGAAGCCGGTATCATCACATACGATGAGGTTTACGGTTCCAGAGGTCTCGATTGGCGTTCATCGTTAGAGGCCAAAGCACAGCAAGCTTTGTTTGTTCGCCAATTGGCAGACAAATACGGACTCGACGTCTCAGAGATTTCTACCGTTCAAAAGGAAAAAGCCCCGAGCGTTCCTGTTGCCGCTATTGACACAAGCTCGGAAAATCAAAACGCTCCCGAGCCAGTTGCAGCTCCGGAAGGTGGCGACACTTCTGTTGTTGTGGATGACACCGCCGTCGTCGCTAAAGCGAAGAAGACTCGCAAACCAAGAGCCAAGAAGTCTGAATGAATCTGACCAAGAAAACAGACTGGTTGTATTACGCTCCAGCGGCTTCCGCTGGTGAGACTGCGACCATCCAAATCTTTGACCAGATTGGCGAAGACTGGTTTGGTGGCTCTGGTCTGTCCGGCAAGCAGTTCTCGGACGTTCTCAATGAGGTTGGCAATGGTCCGCTCTTGGTCGAGATCAACTCTCCCGGCGGCAACGTTTGGGATGGTCTGAGCATTTACAACCAGCTTCGCGGTCGTCGCGCTCCGGTGACCACTCGCGTCGTTGGAATCGCTGCTTCTATCGCTTCAATCATCGCGCTTGCTGGCGATCGGGTCGAGATGGCCGAAGCGGCTCTGATGATGATTCACGATCCTTCCGGCATGGCTTCGGGCACTTCGGAAGATATGCGGAAGATGGCCGACGCGCTCGACCAACACGCTGAAGTCTTGGTCGGAGTGTATGCCAAAAAGACCGGCAAATCTCCCGAAGCGATTCGCGCTGCGATGAAGGCTGAAACTTGGTTCACGACCCAAGAAGCGATTGCCTTCGGTCTTGTGGATAAGCCGATCAAACAGCTTGCGATGGCTGCAAAGTGGCATCCGCGAGCGGTCACCAAGACGGCTCCAGAGACGGTCAAAAACAATCTCCGCAGAGGGCTTGAGCAGTACGCCGAAGGTCTTGCCGGTGAAGGTCTTGAGAAGGCGACTGTGCTTGAGGCCGAATCGCTAGTTGCTGGCGAAGCTCCCACCGAAGCGAAGGTGCAAAAGGCTAACGCTTGGTGGGGCAGGAACGAGCGTTTTCTTGAAGCCGAGCCAAACACTCCTGCCGATGTTGCCGCGAACCTTTGGGGCGGTGCTGCTGGCCGCGATTGGTTTCGCGCTCTCTATGCTCAGATTGAGCGCGAGGAAGGCGAAGACGAGTCCATTGACGACTCCAAAAAGATTTCTCCCGATAGCACCAACGCTAGCGGACAGAATGGCGTGACCAACACGCCGCAACCAACACAACAAACCGACACACATATGTCCGACAACACTCCTGTGGCGGCTGCGGCTCCTGCTGCGGCTCCTGCCGCTTCTGTGGACCTCAACGCCATCCTCGCCAAGCTTTCTGCTTTGGAGGCCAGCTTGAAGGCTCCTGCCGCCGCTCCCGCTCCTGAGCCGGTGCGCCCCGTCATCGAGAACCTCGGCAATCCGCTTCTGGAGCAGCACCGGAAGATGAAGGCTGGTGCCGAGCGCCGTAAGTGGCTGATTGAGAACCACAGCGAACTCATCCGCCAGTCCAAGCTGATTGCTCCGCAGAACGGCAACAACTTCGCTCCCGCTCTGGTCGTCGATTATCTGGCCGATGCGGTCATCACCGAGATGGGGACCAAGCTGGCGATGGTTGGAAACTTCACGCGCAACGTTGGTCTCGACAATTTGAGGCCGCGAGCCACGGTGCAGGTCAAAAAGTTCGTTCAGGCTGGCTCTTCTGCTACGGTCGATAACGCGACCAACTTTGAGACCAGCAATGACTCGCAGCTTGATGCGACCTCCGTCACGGTCAACCAGATCAGCAAGCTGTTCACGGTTACGGCTCAGGAGCTGAATCAGGGATACGCTCTGGCCGATCTCGCTGCCGGTTCCGCTGATGTCTTCGCGCTCGGTATCTCCAAGAAGATCACCGCTGTGATGACCGCCGCGAACTACGGCGCTGGAACCACTATCGGCAGCGCTGCCAACTTCGACACTAGCGATCTTCCTGCGATCTTGGCTCTCGCCAAGAACTACCGCCAGAAGCTGCTGTTGCTGGACGGTGGGCATCTCGCTCGCCTCCAGTTCTCCGCCGCTGCGAACACCTTCCCTGATGCTCGCTATGGCCCGTTGAACAACGGTCTGTTCGGCTTTGAGGCCATCTTGGAGCAGAACGATTGGACGGGCGCTATTGCCAACACCGCCGGCTTCGTCTGTGGTCGTGACGCTATCGCCATCGCATCCGGTTTGCCGGTGGGCATGATCGCTGGTGAGTTCGTCGAGCAGCGCACCGTTGAGAGCCAGAACGGTCTCTCGGTCCTGCTGTCGGTCTGGTACTCTCGCGCCACTCGCGCTCACATGGCGTCCTACGACATCATGTTCGGCGTTGCCGCTGGCGACAAGACTCAGGCCGAAGTCCTCATCACCTCCTAATCGTTAAGACCATGAGGATTGCGACCACCGTTGCGGTGGACAAGAACGGCAAGTCTAAGCTCGTTTCTGGTCCCGAAGTTGATGCGACTCTCCAGCGCACCAGCTTCAACGCCGCTCCCGTTCCCGAAGGAGGCAAGCTCATCCTGTGGATACAGGGAGCCTTGGCACCGAAAGTCCGAAAAGGTTAACCTAAAATGGGGGAGGCTGCTGGAAAGTTCCGGTGGCCTCCCCTCTAACCGACAAACACAATGGCCGTTCAAGCAGACATCTCGACCGAATATTCAATGGGCCGCGAAGGCTTTGCGCTGGTAACCGCCACGACGGCCCAGACCGGAAACTACTCGGCACTGATCCCGACTGAGCCGACGGTGTTCACGTCGATCACCGGACTCAACATTTCTGGGACTTGGACTTCCAAGACTATCCCCGCTGGTTTCCCGCTTGTCGGAAACATCACGGGATTTCAAATCTCATCCGGTAGCGTGGTCGCTTTCCTCGCTCGCAGCTAATGAGACTCGGAACCGCAATCGGCACGAATCGCTTGTTTCCCGGTGAAGCCGGTGGAACGGATCTTCCCGTATTGCGGCGCGATCTTCTTCAGGAGGATGAGTTCTTTATCCTGCAGGAGGACGGCACCGGAAAGATCGTCATCACGTTCGGCACCTTTGATTCCCTTCTGCTAGAGGACGCTGGCTTCCTCTTTCGGGAGGACGACGGAAAACTTCAAATCCAATCCAACTGACCCATGGCAGACTCAAAGATTACAGCCCTGACGGCCCTTACGGCGGCCGATCCCGCAAACGACATGATGCCGATTGTCGACGTGTCCGATACGTCGATGGCGGCATCCGGTACGACCAAGCGGATCTCAATCAACAACATCCTCGCTTGTTCGCCATCCGCCACCCTCGCCTCCGCCACCATCACCGGCGACCTGACGGTGGATACCTCGACGCTGAAGGTTGATTCGGCGAACAATCGCGTTGGTATTGGTACTACGAGTCCAGTCGCTCCGCTTGATGTTCGAAGCAATGGAAACATTGCTGGTCTGTTTCTTAGGACTACTGATCCTGCGGCCGCTGTTTCGTCTGCTTACATCCAAGCTCCGGTTTCGTCTGGATTCTCTTCGACTGTTCCTATCTACGGTTTCTGGTATCAGAACAGCGGAATGGGAAATCCGGCAGCGGATACGCTGAACTGGATTATTGCCAGCGGCGAGGCCATGCGCCTGAACTCCACGGGGCTGGGCGTGGGGGGGAGTCCTGACACCGGACTTTTCACTGTTGGTTCAACCGGAATCACATCGGCGACTACACCGTCGATGCGGATTGTCAGCAACAAAGCCACGTTTGTTGTCACCTCCGATGGCGCAACGAATGGTGCTGGAACCACGATCAACTACTCGTGGGCGAATGGCGGACAAGGACCGCTGATCTTCCGCAATGCGTCGATTGCGAACGTGATGACGCTGGATGCCTCCGGCAACGTCGGCGTGGGGGTTACGCCGAATGACAAGCTGACCGTTCTTGCTGACAACTATCTATCTTTCCAGACTTCAACCCTCACGTTCAATTCGGGCCGTGTTGGACGAATTGGTGCTGTGTCCGCTGGGTCTGGCAATGGCTATCTCGTTTTCGAGACATACAAAGGCGGCTCCGGTGGCGGAGAGCGGATGCGAATTGATAGCGACGGCAACGTGTTGATAGGGACGACTACGAATGCTGGCGTTCGTCTTGATGTCCAGACCACAACCGGAAACTGCATCGGTCGAGTCAAATCAAACGCTGCGGCTTCGACTGCTTCGTTCATCATTGATTACGTCGAAACGCTTGGTTGCACTTACATCAAGAAAGCTGGTTCTGATGTCTGGATTTATGGTGTTCAGAATGACACTTCTGCTACTCCTGCTTTCAAGATAAATACCGCATCAAATGTTGGTGTTCAGCTTGTTTCCGGTGCTACCGCTTGGACCACTCTGTCCGATGAAACGGTGAAGGACATCATCGAGCCGATCAGCAACGCTGTTGCGAAGGTTGGTTCGATCCGCTCTGTCATCGGTAAATTCAAGACCGATGATTCAAGCAAGCGTCGTTCGTTCCTCATCGCTCAGGATGTGCAGTCTGTTCTTCCTGAGGCTGTTGATGTCGTCGGTGAGAATAACGAGCTTGGCCTTCGCTACACCGAAGTCATCCCGCTGCTGGTTGCCGCCATCAAAGAACTGACCGCCGAAGTCAACGCTCTGAAGAACGCCTAACATGAACATCTCTTGGATCATCGAACGCCTTCTCTGCAAGCCCGTCGAAGGCTCGCTCACCGATGTCGTCATCACCGCCGACTGGAGGTGCAACGGCACCGAAACCACCGGCTCTGGCGACGACGCAAAGACCTACAGCGGCACCTGCTATGGGTCCTGTAGCTTCGCTCCGCCGACCGAGAACTTCACGCCCTACGACCAGCTCACCGAGCAGCAGGTTCTCGACTGGTGCTGGGAAAACGGCGTGGACAAGACCGCCATCGAAGCCAACGTCTCGCTCCAGATTCAGAACCAGATCAACCCGCCGGTTGTGGTGCTGCCGCTGCCGTGGGCTCCTCCCGCTCCGGTTGTGGTTGCCGACGAAGCTCCGGTTGCCGATGCTTCCGCCGCATGATTCACATTGAACTGACTCAGGAGCAGGCCAATAGCCTCCTCCAGCTCATCGACATCGCCATCAAAGCCGGTGGATATGCCAACGCGAAGGTTGGAGTCCCGCTGGCCGACATCATCATCCAAGCCGCTCAACCCAAGCCCGAATGAAAAACTGGAAGACCACAGCCGGTGGCGTTGCCGTCCTGCTCGCCGCTCTCTCGGTCGGCATCAAGCAGATCATCGCCGGTGACATCGCCAACGCCATCGCCGCCATCACGGCTGGCGCCGGTGCCATGTTCACGGCGTTGAAGGCTCAGGACGCATCGAAGGAGGACCAAAAGTGAAGGAGACGCTGCGAGAACTCGGAATCAACATCGGGCTTCTTGTGGCTGGCTTCGCTGGAAGCCTCCTGACCGTCAAACGCGACGGCCACAAAGATTGGTTCACGACTGCCACCAGTCTTCTTGCCGGCACCCTCTCGGCTAACTACCTCACGCCAATCGTTGTTGATTTCTTCGGAATGAAGAACTCAAACACCCAATACGCAGCAGCCTTCATCATGGGCTTCTTGGGATTGCATGGCGTCGAATACGTCATTGATCGCTTCCGCAAAAAGTGAAGCCAGAGACCGTCATCAACATGATCGCTAGCGGTGTTTTAGCCGCTGGCGTTTCATGTTTTATGGTCCTGCTTTACCGGACGGAAGGCGTGACTCAGCGGTGGCCGATTGTCGGCAATGCGTTCCTTCGGCTGTCGTTGACCGCAACCGCTGCCGGTGCGCTGTTCAACTGCCTGACGGCATCCACGCCACCGCCGTCTGAAATCCTGCTCAACTGTGGACTCGCTGGCATCTTCGTTTGGGCTGTGATTTTCCACTCAAAGCTCATCAAAAAGGATCTGCATGGACCCGCTGACAAGTATCACACAGGGATTGATGCGAGCTGCTCTGGACAAGCTGCTGGAGCAGAAGGATCAAACGAGTGAAGACGGCATGGCCGACAAATCTCTTGCCGCTCGTCTTGCCGCTCGCATTGATGCTTCCGGCTTGCACTCCGACGCGAGTGGTTCTGGTTCCGGCGGGGACTCCGGTGCGTCTGGCGGAGCCGATAAAAGCTCACGTTTGGGCTAAAGACTCCGAAGGAAAAGTCATCAAAAGCCGAAACAAAGTGACGATTCCAGAAGGTTGGTACGCATTGCCGAAGGACTGATATGTCGCAACAAGTCATCAACACCGGATCAACCGCCAACGACAACACGGGCGACACGCTCCGCACTAGCTGGCAGAAGGCCAACGCCAACTTCGATGAGATTTTTGCGGCATTGCCGCTGACCGCTCCGTCAACGTGGGTTCCGACTCTCGTTGATTCCGGTGGTGGGAGGACGTTTGCCTTCACGGTCAACACCGCTCGCCATACCAGCATCGGTTTCGTATCCACTTTCACCGTGGATCTGACGATCAACTCGGTGACTGGAAGCTCAACCGGAAACCTCCGCTTGGGATTGCCGGATGCGGTGACATACGATGCCGCCGTCTCGCTGTGGCTGACAAATGGAACCAATCAAGCCAAGACTGCTCTGATTGGCAAAGTCATTGGTGGAACTAGT